GTCATCATCGTCCCGAATACGCAGTCCACGGGCTTTGAAGCCCGCTGGGAGGTTAGAAAGCGTTCCAGCATCAATTAGCTGTCTTAAAGCTGCCGTTGCCGTCCTAGAAAGCCCTCCAATCGTGTGAATTAGGCCCATTCCATAGAATCCGAAGCCCGGAAGGAACTTATAGTGGACAAAATACTGGATTTTTTTCTTTAAAGGGTCTTCTTCTAGGTAATTTCGACGAATTGACAGCACTTTTCCGTTGTCTTCGCTAATGGTGACAATATAAGGGACCTTAATACCGGTCGGCTCCCCTTCTTCGTCCATGTCTTCGTAGCCTTCGATGTCTAAATCGACGTGACATTCCAATAAAGTACAGTCGTAATCCACTCCAGAAGGCTTTTCACCGTCAATATAGTCAATTTCGTCCGATAAACTGCTACTTTCCGGCTGCGAAGGAAGCACTTTTACGTCTCGGTAGAAGCCACTAACCTGTTGTTTACGCAGATCGTTTAACGACATGCGGACCACATGGGTAATATTTGGACAAGTTTCCAAATCATTAGCCTCATAAGGCACAATAAGGTGTTCGGCTGGTATAAATTTCGATACCGGACGACCCAGTGCGTCATCAAAGTATACTTTTTTGAAGGTAGACCCCGCCAAAGGCAGGTAAAACAGCATTTGATCAACATCTGGCGTGTATTCTTCCATGACACACGTAATGTAATAGTTCATAAAGTCCCGAACTCGGGATGCTTGTTCTATTTTTTCGTTAGTCTGGGTTCCCAAAACAGCAGTTCGTACCGGACCATCGGCTGGAATCAACTCATTGAACGCTTGTGCCTGAAACTGAACGGCTGCTTCAGCCAAAAGAGGGTGTGTTACCCCCGTTGCGCCCCGAAAAGGCTCCGTTCTTTCTTCATAGTTAAAGCCTAACAACTCTAAACCATTGGAATAAGCGTCTTCCCAATCCTGTCGAGAGGCTTTATTGGAGTGATATTGTTCCAATAAATCGTTAGAAACACGTTGCATAACCGTATCTGGCAAAAATTCTGCCAAATTGTCATAAAAATCGTCTTCTCTTTCGCGACTACGGAAAGGATCAAAATCTAAAGTAGCACCGCCATCTTCTTCTTGAATGATTTCAATGCCTTCAATATCTGTAATTTGTGCCAACCCGTTAGGTAACGCTTCTATTTCTACTGCTTCAACGTCTTCTTCGGACAGCATCCCGCCTTCACGGTCCATCAACGAAACTGGGGGTCTATCACCATTTGCCATAATTATTTACCTTAAAAATTGCAACATAGCAGGGCGTACTGGACCTGTTGTTCGTAATTGTGGAGGAGGCGGTCCCGGCCTAAGATTTTGTAGTAACCCGCCAATTCCCCCTTGCAACTGGTTGAGTTGAGACGGGCCTTGCGATATACCCCCGCCACCTACGCCCAAATGTGAGCTTAACTGGTTAACCTGCTGTGTAACATTTTGTAACTGACTAGCCAGTTGCTGAGTATTGGGTTCGGCCACCTGTCCTATTTGTTGGGGTGGTGGCATCTGCCCCATTTGACCGCCCTGAAACCCGGCTGTAAAAGAATCCGGTCCTCGGTTATAAACGGGTCCTGTGGGGGGTCGAGCCCTTCGATCTACAATCTCCCCGGTTACGTTGTCTATGAACTTGCCGGTGTTGTCTACAGATGGCCGTCCATTTAAACCTCTATCTGCACTAGACATCATGGGCATAAACCTATCGTCTCCGCCTCCCAAAAATCCCGGTTGCGTATCCAGCGGTCCGCCGGGCGTGGGTATGAGGTTTTCTAATTTCATCTCACCCGTACTCAACTGTGGCGGAGGTGGCATAGGTTGACCACCACCCAGCCCACGGTTAGCCAGTTGATACGGTTGCGGCTGTTGTTGATACTGCCCGAACCTCTGGAATAGGGCCTGACCAAAAGGACCTTGCATTGGTCGTTGAAAAGATAGGGGTACTGCACTCCCTCCCGAACGAAAGTTTTGAACAGGGCCTCCTTGTGCGTAGCCTTCACGAGTTTCTGCACCGGGCTCTTTTAATTCAATAATCTGCACCGCAGTCCGTGAAGGCAGGTTGCTTACCATAGACCGCTGTCTTCCGCCTGACGGCCATTGAGACTGGTCGATCTTCTTACAGTAAGGCTGTCCACCCTCAAACGCCAACGTGTAGTACGCAGGACACTGGTATTGTTGCTCATCTCCTAAGCCATATTCACCCACTTGAGATTCTGCGTTGCGCGTATTCAGATTTGCGGGTCCTCTGGTATTCGAGTAATCGGGAACCCAGATCTGTGCGCCCGTAACCGGGTTAGTAACATAACGACCCTTACCCGTTTGCTTTTGCGAGCCAAACTGTAGCTTGGGAACCAACTCCCCTTGTGACTGGCCCGCGTCTTCACCGCCGCTACCCAAAGTCAATTTTGGCATGGGTTGGAATACTTTAGCCTGGTAAACCCCCTGTTCTTCCATTTCTTCCTGAGTCATTCCCTCATATGGATAAACAGTAGGTTTAATTTCCATTCCTTGCGTAGATGCATATCCACTGGTATACGGGTCGATCATGTCGTCTACCAAGAAGTTCGGGGCGTTAGGATCAACTACCTGAGTGCCTTCTTCCGGAGGTACGCCAAAGCTGCCTCGGTCCACCGTAGTAGGAGTAGGCGCTTGAAATACCGCCGTGGGCATCGGGGCTGCTGCAAGAGCCGCTTCGTTTGCTGCTCGATCCGCGGCTTGTTGCGCGGCAAGTTGTTCTGCCCCCGAAACCTGAGAATCTATGTTTTGTTGTGCGGCCAACTGCGCTTGTTCCTGTGCGGCCAATTCTTGCGCTAACTGTTGGTCCAGTGCAATTCTTTCCTGTTCTTCTGCTTGAGCCGCTGCTTCCGCAGCCTCAAGAAGACGTTGCTGTTCTGCTTCCGCAGATACCCTAGCCGCCTCTTCTGCCGCTAGCTGTTCTGCAGCCAACTGCTCCTGTGCTGCAAGGTTCGCGAGCCGTATACGTTCGGCCTCCGCTGCCGCTGCTGCTTCCGCGGCCCTTGCTTCCGCCAATTCGTTTGGATCTTTATATGGCAAAGATACGGGTGGCGTCGATGGTTGCGACGTAGTCGTTGTAGTCGTTGTAGGTTGCGTAGTAGTAGGTTGCGTAGTCGTTGTAGTAGGCTGCGTAGTAGTAGGTTGCGTTGTAGTCGTTTCAACAGGAGGAAGCGGAGTGAACGGAACCGTCGGGTCACTTGCCGGGGCATCTTGTAACGTTTCCTGTATAGGCGGACTAGCCGGACTATCTTCAATCGGAGACGTATCGGCCGGTCCCGAAGTTCCTTGTTCTTGTGGAGGAACGGTTGTGGGAACCGTGCCCGCCGGTACACCCGTATCGCCTAAATACATAAATTCGTTATTTTCCGGACGGCCATAACCAAGATCGTCCATCTGCAACAAACCAGCTCTATAAGCTTTTTGCTGCGCTTGATTCAAAGGAATAGGAGGTAACGGGGCATCATCGGCTAACGCCTCTGCCGCCATTTGCGCCTGTACTTCTTTTTCCCGCTCAGTCATTGGACCACCGGTCGGAACATCGAACGGGTTAAAATTACGCGGAACCCCGCCTTCAAACATTCCTTGCACAGGAACGGTTCCACGTGGAACGTCTAGCCGTGCCAAAGGACCTTGACTGTAGCTGCGAATCAAATTCGATAAGCCGCGTGAAATAACCGGTCTGTTCATGTTGGTTACCATACCACCTTTTGCGTAATCGCGGTCAGTTGGATAGCCCGCTTCTTTTCGTAGTGTAAAGATTTCCCGCTCTATTTCACCTAATTGTTTTCTAAGTCTTCGTATCGTAGGGGCCTTCATTCCCGTGTCTTGGTCTAAACTTCCCCGTATGCCGTCTCGTTTTGACAACAGTCGTTTCGCAGGATCGGGCATTGTAGGAGGTCTTCGACCACCCCCACTGCCGCCGCCCATTCCCGGTAATTCCATCTGAGGATCGTTAGGGTCCATCGACATAGACAGACGTTCGCCGGGCATATACTTTTTATTACTCCCCTCAGACAAAGAATATATAAGCCCTTCTTCCGGAGACACCATAGCTTGCGTGTCTTCTGGGAAAGTTTTTATTAATTCTTCCGAAGGGACCGCTTTTTCGGGTGACTTTGTTTCCCCATCAATAGTTAAAAACTTACTTGATGAGCCAAACTGAGCAGTTTCAGGGTCGTCAATTCCTTCAAACCTTAGTTGTGTGTTCCGAGCTTCAACTTCTCCAGGGTTGCCTTTGTACAACAAATGAACATTTTTATTTTGTTCTTTTGCGTATGTTTCATTTTTTACAATTTTTGAAAGGTCTGGCAAAAAATCATCAAAAGCATTATCGATAAACTCCGTTAACTTTTCTGCGTTATCAAACCCAAGGTCACCTAGCTGTGTGTACAATTTACTTAATTGATATTGAGATCCGCCGTAATTGCCTACAAAGTTTTTTTCATTTTCTACAAAACGCTCCACCTGTTCTTTTGTAAGCCCTTTTTCGTAGCCCTCTGATCTAAGCTTTTGTATCTTTTTATTTAACTCGGTAACCGCCGTTTCTGCTGCAGTAGGACGCCCCGCAGCTTTGTCTTCTAACTCTTGCGCTTTTTCTTGAAGCCAATTTTTAAAAGTGTATTTTACGCTGTTGAAATCTTCTCGGTTCAGTTCTTTTTTTATGTTGGTTCGAGGGGTTTTGCCCGTAAAAAACTTATAAACCTTATCGAAAACTAAATTACCGGGTTTTTCCCAACCAACGTCGGCTAACCGGTTTACAGCTTTTCTTTCTAGCTCTTGTCGGTCTTTTCGGGTTTGGGTTTCTAATTTTGTCAATCCCTCGGGCTGGAACATGCCCAGATTAGCGCCACTATAGGTCCCTTCAATATCCTGCACGGCATGTTGAATTTCATGCATCAACGTGCTCATCATTTCTTTTCGGCCTTCAGGAGTGTTTTCGTAAGCCTTTAAACCTATTAATTTTGTATCTGAATCAAAAAACCCTTCTGTAAACATCATTAAAGGAGGGGTTGGAATTACTCGATACGTTCTTAATTGTGGATATTCCTCAAACAATTCTGGAAAATCTATTATTTGTTCTAAAGTTGTGTCCGGTAGTTTTTTTAAAGGTTCTCCTTTGCTCCCACCACGTCCTGATTTAAGACCTTCTTGCGATGGATATTTGGTGTATCCATATCCCCGCAAGGTGTAATCGTCCAACATGTTAAAACCGGGGACTGTTAAATAGTCTCTTCCTCCCTGTTGTATTACCCGCAAACGTTGCATATCTAACAAATGCTTGTCTTTTTGCTCCGGTGTGAAATTTTTGTCTATTTCTTGAGTTCGAATGTAAATTTCTTCCCGCGTAGCTGGCGTTAAAAATTTTGCGTTTTCCATTGGGATTTGATATCGGACTTTTTTGTCCAAAGAAGATCGATACGCGGGATACTTACCTTTTGGTTGATTTTGTTGATTTTCCCATCCTTGTCGAGAATCAAGCCCTTGATTTTCAAAGTCTTCAACAACCTTTTCGGCTTCGTCGCCCGATTTGCCCCTTTTACCTCCAAAAATACCAAAAGAGTTTTCTGGTACGTCAGCAAAGGCCCGCGCTGCGGGAAACATGGTAAGTGCGTCGGCAAACTGGCCGGGACGGGTAATGTTGCCTTCTGCATCCCTCGTAGTGATGTTTCCACGGGCCACGTTTTCTGCCCCGCCATAAATACTTTCAACAATCGCCTTGGGTAACTCCGGTAAAGAACCTATGCCCTGACGTACTGTTTTACGAGCCTCGGTCTGTTCTTTGTCGTCACCGAACAACAGGCGGTCACCAAACTTCAACCCACTACTGATCGAATCAACAATCGGAGGCGTTGCAAACCGGGTGGGACCGTACTCACCGGGGGTGTAACTGGTACGAACGTCTTCCTCAACGAACGCTTCACCATCCAGACCACCGGGGTTATACCGCTGAATTGTTTCAAAAGTAGACTGAGGCTCCCTAATTACGTCACGCTCAAAGGGCGTAAGCGGACTTAAAATCTGTGTAATAGGGTTTTCTTCAGCTTCCGGTATGCCACGAACAACTTTTGATGGGTCCGCCGGTTGTTCCGGAGGCCGTGGTTCGTTCATCCTGCCAAAAATCTCGGCATCCGCATTTTGCCGCGCCAACGCTTCCTCAAGCATTCGCTGACGCGCAAGGATTTCTGCCTGTGTTAAATTCGCTGGTTCAGCCATAATACGCTGCTGCCGATATCTTCATCTGTCCACTCCCAAAGTCTTCCCAGTCGTCACTGGGTAAACTAACAAAGTTGCCCTGTCGATACCGCATCAACGCCTGAGTAGTACTATCCACCAGGTCGTCGTGCGTTCCATTGGGAAACGATGCACATTCTTCAATTACTTCATGTGCCCACGTTTCATCCGGTGCCCAGATCATACCAGCTTCAAATAGCGGAGAGATAGCATGAACGCGAGAAAGTTTATCATTACCACGGCTTGGCGTAAAATTTACTACCGGAATGCCAACTTGCCGTAATTCGTGGGTCAAAGGGGTCCCTGTGGCTTTTGCTTCAATAATTACCGTTTCTGGCTCCCAATACTTGTAAGCCTCCAGCGCAATCTCCTTTAACTCCGGAAAATCCCACCTCCCCTTCTTCGCATCCATTAAAATCAAGTGAGCAGGACCCCCCATCTCCTCGGGGTAAAATACCCCCCACGTAGTGATCGCACTATAGTCCGCTGTTTCACGTTTCGAGAACGCCGTATCATAACTCTGTATCACATACTGAAGATTCGGGATGTTCTCCCCCTCCCATACGTTCCACCACTCACGCTTCAAAATCGCCAGACTTTCCGACGTGGGTGCCTGTTGATACTGCGCGTTCCACTGATAAGGCGGAATCGACGCTTTAACCGACTCCAATTCCTCCTTTTTCCAGAATTCCGGCCAAGTGGGCTCGCCACTCGGTAAT